GTTCAAACGGGCAGTGGCTGGGATGTGGATGATGCGCCCTCCACCTCATCGGGGGCGGTGGGCACGGCGGCTCTCAAGCAAATGTTGCTTGGTGCCCAGCCTCGCCCATTTGCATCTGAAAAGTTCATCGCCACCATCCCGGACTGGACCGCCAAGACCTACAACAATCTCGATTGCGTCAAATCCAACGGCTATATGTTCGCGGTTTGGTCTCCCGTGATTAGTGGCAACGATGGAACACTGGTTTCTACAGTAGCCCCGTCAAATACCACATCCACCAAACCAGTTGCAGACCCTGGTGATACGCAGTCCGCCACTACGGCCGAATACCGTGGCTGGCTGTGTCTCGGCCCCGTTCGTACGGACACGGAAAAGGCAGCCGAATTGGTGAGTTACACGAAATCCACATCGGCGCCATCTTTGGGCTTTTCGTGCTCTGCGAGCTCTGCAAACTTGCCATTTAACCGTGCAGGGCTTGATCAATGGTCGGCTGCGGGCTTCTATTATTTGCAATCTGGCGTGTATCTCGTTCCGTATGCTTACTTCAAAGACGCTCGGGAAAGTCTGCAGGGGCCGGGTTACACCAGCCTGACCTTTTACACCGACGAAACCACGTTCGGATGGGATGACCGACAGCCACAGTTTCTGGCGGGGCAGGATGCTGGGTTTAGTGTTGACGGCGTCGAGTACCACCCCACATCGCCATTTCAGGTTGCCGTGGGTGAACGATTCCGCACCCTCACGTTCGCAAACAAAAAATGGCGCAAGATCACGATTCGGCCTGCCATTTTGCAGAACTGGTATGCGCAGTCGCAAGATGCAATTTTTATCCCCGCGCAAGATGAATTGTCGCTGTCTTGGCTGGCGGTGGGCGACAGCTACTTTGAAGGCTCGGGGGACGGCCCGGTTCTCAAAAACGGTTACACAATGGCGCACTGCGCCCGCGAGCTGGGCCTGCCTTATCCAGTGCTGAATGCGGCAGGGGGCACTGGCTTCTTGCAGACAAACGGCAGCCAGAAAAACTACTTGGATCGCCTCAAATTGGTGGAGACTGAGTACAAGGCGCGCGCTTTCAAATTCGCATTTGTATATGGCTCGGGCAATGACCAGACCCCGACTGTGAACGGCGCATACAGGCAGCGTGTATTTGACACTCTGGCATACCTCCGTACGCTGCTGCCCTCTCCGCAGACGCCAATTTTTCAGACGCTGGTGATCAGCCAGACGGGTAACGTCGATGCCACGATCACCCTGCGAAATGATGAAATTAAAGCGGCGGTGGCGGCACTGAACGACCCGTACATCTACATCATTGCCATGGATGCCAGTGCGCCGGGCGGTATCTCTCCGATCAATTCTCGGAACTTGAATTCGCACATCGGTGCGTTGCAGGGGCACCCGATGGAATACGGCTCTATGTACCTGGGCAAGTATTTCGCACAGCAGATCAAACGCATTGCGTTGGCAGCATGACCCGCCCCCTCACCCTGGCCCTGTGGGGCTGTGAAGCATGACCACCCCCCAAGCCTATCGCCGTCTGTTTGAAGACAACGCAGACGGCGCCGCAGTCCTCGACGACCTCGTGCGTCGATTCTCTCAGCCCCAGGTGAGCGCCGGGGGCATTGACGCAGTGCTCAAGACGTACGAGCGCGGCGGCATGCGCAAGGTGCTCGATTACATCCTGGGTCAGATCAACCAAGCACATGGAGTGCCTCACGATGATGTTCAAGAAGACCTCGACATTGATGGATGACGCAGCCGGTGGCGCCCCTGGTGGTGCTGCTCCTGCTCCTGCTCCGGTAGTAGCGGCTCCTGCTCCGGTAGTAGCGGCTCCTGCTCCGGTAGCAACGCCAAGCCCTGCGCCAGCACCAGCACCAGCGCCCGCCTCGGTGATGTCTGGTGGCGCCGCCCCCGCTGCACCTGAAGCCTGGAACGCCCCCGACAAGTACCTTGTCAAGAACGGCGACGAGGTGGATTGGCAAGCCACGGCCAAGAAGATCGACGAGGGCCGCTCGCACCTTGAAAAGCGCATGGGCTCTGGCGATGTGCCGCCTGCTGATGTGTCGGGCTACAAGATCGAGGTGCCTGCCGATTACGCCGAAGTGCTGGCCGGCTGGGATCCGGCTGCTGACGAGTCGCTCAAGGGCTTCCTTGAAAAAGGCCACAAGCTGGGCATGACCCAGGGCGTGGCCGATCTGGTGGTCGCTGAGTATGGCCGCGTGATGGCCTCGATGAAGGGTCAGCAACTCACACCCGAGCAACAAGCCGCAGCAGCCGAAGATGCAGCAGCCAAAGCCCTGGGCGAAGTCTGGAAGGATCAAGGCGAGTTCGACAAGAACGTGGGCTTGGCTTACCAGGCAGGCGTCAAGATGGCCGCCAAGCTGGGCGTGGACTATGCCGAGTTCGATACGGCGCTGGGCAACAACCCGATGTTCTTGCGCCTGGCTGCAGCCCTGGCGCCTGAGATGGGGGAGGACACACCACAAGGCACCGACCAGCAGCCGGGTGACTCCCTCGATTGGGATGCCAAGCGGGCCGAACTGGTGGCCCAGCGTGATGCACTGCCCGCCAGTGATCCGCGCCGGGCTCAAGTGGTCAAGCAGATCAGCGATCACTACAGCAAGCGCTACAAAGGCTGATCCCTCAAGCGCCACCCTCAAGGCCCGCCACTGTGCGGGCTTTGTCGTTTCTGGTCTGGATTCCTGACCGGCAGCAAACGCACAGTGCATCCATTGAGGCCCGGTCTGGCAGCCGGACACCCTCACAAAGATGCCCGTAGCCGCCGACCTGTAGCCGGGTCACGCGCCACGACAGCAGGCCCGGCCCGAGTGGCTGGACACCCTGAACGGCGACTCATCACCCCCTTCAGGAGAAAAGACCATGTCTCTCGCAAACCCCACCGTTGCCTTCAAGCAGCAGTTCCACGACACCTACCGCGATGTCCTGGCGCAGCGCGAATCCCGCCTGATGCCTGCGTCCATCGACCGGGGCATGATCGACGGCGCCAGCTTCACGATCAATGGCCTGGGCACCACGGAAATGAAGCCCGTGACTGGCCGTTATCAGGACAAGAACCCCCAGACCCTGGACAACAGCACCCGCGTTGTCTACATGAGCGACTACGACGCCATGATCGTGGTCGATGGTTTCGACATCCCAAAGCTGTCCGCCGATCCCTCGTTCAAGTACCCCGGCTTGCTGGCCGATGCCTCGAACCGCCTGAAAGACAAGGTGCTGTATCGCGCCTTGCTTGACCCTGTCGTGTCCAAGACTGGCGAGAACGCATTCAGCACGGTCTCGATGCCATCCAGCCAGATCGTGGTCGCTGGCGGCACGGCGTTCACCAAGGCCAAGGCCATCTTTGCCCGCTCGCTGTTTCGCAAGAACGAATGCGACAACAACAACGGCGAAGAACTGTTCATCGCCTACGACGACAACATGGTGCGCCAGATCCTGAGCGACAACCAACTGACATCGTCGGACTTCATCGCCACGCAGATGCTGCAAAACGGTGAGATCGCCAAGAACTGGCTCGGCTTCACCTGGATTCCTTACCAAGCTCTGGACAACGGCGCAGGTGGCTCCAGCGAGCGCCGCACCGTGGCATGGGCCAAGTCGGGCGTCGAAGTGGGTGTGGGCATCAACTTCAAGACCGATGTGTCAGAGAACAAGGCCAAGCGCGGCCACCCCACCGAGGCCTATGGCTGGCTGTCCATCGGTGCGGGTCGCAACGACGAAAAGAAGGTGGTCGCCATCGACTTCCTGACCGCCTGATCTGGCGCCTGAACCAAACCTCGAACACTGAAAGGACACCATCATGGCTGTCGTTACCGTCAAGTCGTCCCGCATCTCGGGCCGCGATTCCACCCCACCCGCCAAGGGTGGCCTGACCCTCGGCCCTCGTCGCCTGTATGACGATGCGGCCACAGTCGAGATCACCAACGGCGACTCGATTGCTTCCAAGTACGTGCTGGCCACCGTGCCTTCGCATGCTTCGATGCGCGAGCTGATCGTGCTGAACGATGCAGTGACCTCTGCCGCCGCCGACTTTGGCAT